TTCCCGCCTCCTGCAAGCCAGTTAAAGACAACTTCTATATCATAACCTGAACCAGCCATTATTTCACCACGCTTCTATAAAAAGATAAATAATCTTTTGGTATATATATAACGTCTCCATACGTATAATGAGAATCTGTTGGCTTGTTATTAAACAAACCAATTAACCAAAAAAGATTTCTATCTCCAAAATAACGATGAGCTAACTTATATAGTTTATCTCCATGGGACCAAACATGTTCATAAACATCAAAGTCTTGTGTTTGAAAGTCTCTAGAAAAAACATAATTCTTATAATATTCTATACTTTCGATATCTCTTATCTGTAGAATATTTTCTTTCTGTGATTTATTCATAAATCTTTTATCAAAATTTTTAAAAATAGGCATTGTATCTCTCGTTAATTATAATTTATATCAAACCCGAATAAATTACCGGGCTTTATTAGTTTATCTTTTTTATCTCTTTTCTTTTTAGAATATTTTTTGTTTCTTGGATATGAGTCCTGCATCACCTCAAGGTCAAAATCTAATTTATAGTTTTTTGCGAAAAACATTCCACCCTCATCAAAAAACCCCATTTCAAGATCTGGTGAATAGTTTAAACTAGAAAGTTTGCATTTCACTCCCACATGTTCACTGAAACTATTATAATCTGAAAAACTATTATTCTTTTCACTGTCTTTTCTTATAAGATTTGCAAATTTAAGATAAAACTCACTTTCACGAGTTTGATCATCGGGCAGAGTCATTCTCAAAAGCTTCTGAAATTTTTTATGATTATTTATAGAGTCATTATGATCCAAAGATGGAACATTAAAAGAAATTTGATATTTTTTTTCTTTTAAACCGGTGACCTTTTGGGTTATATTATCAATTGAAGTAACCTCAACAGTATTACTACTTACCTGGACGGCATAAGTTTCTAGAAATGGTTTAAACTTAATCATAACATTATTTTTAGCTATTATTATTTCTGAGTTTTTATTTGCTGTATATAGTGCAGAATAGTCATTCATTTTGTAGATACTCCAAAGGGCCAACTGCCTTTTTTTGTAAACTCATCTCCATCTATGTTGCCATCTGCTAAAAAAGGTTTTATTATTCTTTTTTCAGTTGTTGTTAATGTAGGAACAATCAACTCTAATTTTAAAGAAAATTCTTTTGGCCATAGTTTATTATCATATTCAAAAAAACCAGTATCCACAGCAGCAGAATATGAAATCTTATCTATGTAGCATTGCAGTCCATATTGTTTAATATCAGAAAAAAGTTTTATTGTTTTTTTATTAGTGTAATTACCATTATTTATCAAATTAGATAGTAGAACATAGAATCTGTCTTCTGTAGGTATGACTGTGGGCTTATAGCCAAGCGCTTCCATGGCAACAGCCAGTTGCTCATTTTCTTTTGGAGACATTATTCCATCAGCCATAAACCCTTTTCTCAAGTTTGCTATTACATTCGGCTCACTGTTTCCATATTGAGTGCTTCTCATCATAATTTCTAACATTTCTAGACGATTAGCATTAACCCTAGCGTCATTGACTGAGATCGCTGGTAAAATTATCTCTAGAGAATATGAAAAGCCAATGTTTTTTACAGAATGCTTCTTGCCTTCAACCAAATCAACATCACTATGTTCTAACTTTAATGTTATCGAAAAAGATTTCAGAAAAGCTTTTAAACCTATAGCTATTTCAGAAGATTCATTTCCTATATATATTAGACAAGATTTGTTTCGTGTATAGGTATTTGAATAATCAGTACCTAGTGGAAGTTTTGGATTATTAGCAGGATCATGAGTACCTTGATAATTAACTAATATTGGAATTTCGTCTGTGTACCAACTCATTATCTTTTATTCCTATTAATTTCTGTTCTTATTATATCTTTCAGTTGTTCGTTCCCTATGAATACTTTCACTTCAACTTTCGGCATTGAGATGTCTGGCATTTTAACATCTACTTCGATTTTACTATTTTTGAATAATTTTGCAATTGCAACGCCATCTCCCATAATAAGGGAACTAGTATCTCCACTAACAGAGCCGGCGAACAATCCCTTCTCTCCAACAGAAGATTTTATTTCTGCAACTGCACTCTTAATGTTATTCAAACCTTGTCCAAATTTATCTATACCGTTTCCAATCTTTGCAATTTCATCTCCAGCGCCAAACATAGCGCCCATCGACTGACCTGTTAAACTAAATAGTACTAACATGGCTGTCAACGCACCAAGACCCATAAAAATTCCAGCTGAGCTAAGAGATGCAGCGTACCCCAAGAACAAAAACGCTCCACCAAGAGCAAAAATTCCAAGAATTACTGCCGGCATAGTATCAACAGATTGGGACATTGCAGTAAACAACCCCGTTAATGACTCAACAAAGGAGGCCATTCCATAAAAAACCAAAGCAACTCCACCAGCTAAGACGGATAAAGCTAATGCTCCCAACATAGCTTTTAGACTCATAGTCTCTAGAGCCCTAGATAAGATGATTACAAAACCAGCCATAACAAGAGGCATCATATAAAGCATTGGAGAGCCTCTTTTATGAAACATATTATAAAGAGCAAGCAGCGCACCAATTGCTAAAGTTATCTTTATACCGTTCTTGGCCCAAGCAAAAGAATTCGCATGTACAATTGCAGTGTTAGTAGAAATAATTCCATTTTGCTTTGCTCTTGCTGCCGCTGAGAGTTCCGTCTGTAATGCAGCCTCGGCTTGAACCACCGCCGCTTGCGCAACAGTAAAATTGGAATGTGCTTGTTTAGCAGCGTAAATTTGAACAGCAATATATAGACTTGTCATAGCCCCCGCGAATCCGTTTATATTATCAACAACATAAACTAGCATTTCAACAAGATTCATCGCAGCATCTGCAATATTTTGTATTGCTTGTGGGTTTTCTCTAACAAAGTTTTCAAACATTCTAGAAACTTTGTCCATAACAGGCACTAAATCATTCATTGCATTATTCAAGCGTGTTTGAATATCTGCTTGGGTTTGCATCAGATTTGCTCTTCTCTCCATTTCTGCTGGGTCGCCTTGCAAATCAGCTAGCATTTCTTGTACACTAGCATATCCCATAGCTTCAGCAGTAAATAATTTCTGAGCTCTCGTCATATTATTGACTCCACCGGTAGCCATATTAACTTGTTTTCTAAGCTCTTTCATTCTTTCAGCGGGGTCCATTGTCATAAGAGCCATAGAGCTAAGGCTCGTTCCCAAAACAGCATTTAAAGTAGCTGCTTTTTTAGCTCCCTCGGAAAACTTGTCGAAAGGTTTAACCATATTTAGCATACTTGAAATCGCCGTCCCGGTAACAGAAGCTTGAGCCGCCAAATCTTGAAAAACTTTTATACCTTTAGTTCTTCCTTCAATAGACAAATACTTCATATTTTCACCAAAATCGGTAGCTAGTTTTTGAGCAGTGATTCCGATTTTTTCTGCATTCACAGCCATCTGTTCCAGTGATTTATTCATACCAGGAATTATATTTCCCGTTGAATCTTTGAATGTTTTCATTAACATGTTCATATTGGAAGCCGTAGTATCCGTGGTGACTCCCAGCTGATTCATCATCGCAGCAGAACCAGCTAATTCATTTGCAAATTCTAAAGATTGTATTCCTATTAATTTACTTTGCATTGAACCAACAGCAGTTGTCGCTTGATCCAGAGTAACACCGAAAGCAGCAGTTGCGCTTGAGATTCCTATTAATTCATTTTGTAAATTTTCTAAGGCCCTACCAGTACTTTTTCTAATTTCAACTGTTTTTCTGTTAAATTTATCAAAAATCTCAAAAGCTTTTTTCCCAGCAGCAGATAAAATATTCATAGGATTAACAAGTCCTGCAATTCCTGATGCTAAAGAAACAAGATTTTTACCGATGTCACCGCTAAGAAACAAGCCTAGTCCTTCAAGTAAACCTCCCATCATGGTGTCTGCATTGTTGGCCGCAATACCCATCTTACCAGCTATTGTACCAATGGCACTGTCAAGTTTATTAGCAAATTTAGTAGACAAAGCCATTTTAGCTCTGAATTCTTCTATTTTTGCAACCATATCTTGTGCTATATTCGAAGATTTATCCATGACATCAGCTAATTCTTTCGACTGTTTTGCAGTCAAAGAGAACATTTCTGATAAGTTATCAATTGAAAAACCAGCCTCAGTTGTTAACTTATTTTGCTTTTCTAATTCTGTAATAAATTTAGCAGCATTATTTAGTTTAATATCATCAATTCGAATACTTTGCCTTGCAGCTTCTAATTGATCTCCCATAGCATCGGCGATTTCTTTTTCTTTCTTTGCCCTTTCTTTTTCAACATTAAAACTCTTAAGCTTAGCATCGAAAACTTCTTGTGCAACAGATGCATCATCGCCAAAGCTTTCACCATCTCCGGAGCCCATCGGCATCCTTAAAATCTCCAAACCATTTATCAATCTATATAATGACATACAAAGTCCTCTTGTAGTTAAATAGTTTCAAATAAAAAATGCTTGGAAAACCAAGCATTAGCTTTTTGCTCTATCATATTCTTCTTTTTCCTTCTCATATTCTTGCACTGTTCGATCAAGCCACCACTTTCTCAAACCAACTGGAAGAGAATACATTTCGGATAGACTCCATCCTCCATAATGCTTTAGAGTAAAGAAAATCTCGTATACGTTTTGCATATACTCATTGGTCAGGCCAAAAAAAGTCCGTATTAAACGGAACCTCCATTTCTTGTTCGAAGCCGCAAGATTCACATTCAAAGTCCTCAATGACTTTGATATTGGGAGCCAATGATTCATAACACTGTCTTAACCATCTGGCTTCATAAGCAGGTACATTTTCTACAAAATAGTCAACATAAGCTGCTTCAGCGTGCCCATTTACAGACTGGATATATAATTTCATCTGTTTAGAAACAAGTTCTTCTTCACTTTTGTTCTTAGATATCATTTTCACAAGCTTTGACTCGTCTTGGCCGGTCAATAGCCTAAGTTCAACCTTAATTTGCGACTTTGGCGTTTCAACTATGTAAGTGCCCGTGTTTGTCTCTTCAGCTTCAAATTCTTCCAAATCTCCGTCTATTATCAAAGGTTTTGATAGATCAAATACTACTTTGTTAGGTGCTTGGCATGAAGGGCATTGAACCTTTGTTTCATATAGATGACCATACGCCGATGAACGTGCCGCAATTATTATTGCATTTCGATCTCCAACTAGAACATCTTTTGCTTTGAACGTTTTGTCAACCAATAGATTATCAATAAGTCTTTCAAGTGCAACTCCTTTTTTAAGCAATGATCGTGATGTAAGAATATCTTCATCTTTTGCTGTCATGAAACGGATTTCAACTGTTTCTTTTTCATGTAAAGGATGTCCGGAAGGATAACCGACTCCTCTAGATGGGAGTTCTACAAACTCCGTTGGGGTAACAAAGTCTAGGACTGCCGCTGGATCAACAGCTTCTGCTTGCGCTCGTCTTGTCTTTGTTCTATCTTCATTATTTCTTCTCATTTATACCTCTTTGTTAAAATAATTATTCTTCACCTAATGGTGTTGTTCGACTGAAAGGATTTGGCGCATCATCACTAGTGATTGGAGGCAAGGGATCAATTGTGCCTCCACTTCCTCTTGTTTGAATTTCAGGTGTTCCGCCAACTTGTCGTTCCACTCCTTGTGTACGCTTCTTAATTTCCGTGATATCCCCTATCGGAGTGATTTCCCCTCCTCTGTTTAGATCGCTTGATGTGCCAAACACTGTGCTAGCTTCTGAAGGAGGAGTTGGTGTCCTCTGTATTATTAAGTCAGGTACTGTGCTTTCATCCGGCATAGTACCCAGTGCAGGCACTTTTTCTAAAATAACATCTCCTTGTTTTTCTATAAATGTCTTTTCATTATCTAGGTTTATTGTTTTCATGAAATGCTTAAATGGCAATTCGCTTAAGGTTAATTTTTCTCCTAATTTCTGACGATCCATAATTGCCCAATCATATATAACACCAAGTTCGTATTCAACAGGATCATCAGAAGAATAATCTAAGTCTCCCCACCCAATAGTTTTAACAATCGGATTGATAAGATGCCAACACTCTGAGATTCCATCACCATCATCAAGTTGATAGATTGAAATTCTTTGTTTTGAAGTTGACGCATTTTTAAAATCTGCCACATCTTCCAAGCCAAGCCCAAAAGAGTTTGCAATTGTTGATGATTTTTCTGGGGTTGTTATGGTTCTCCAAGACTTACCTGAGCCATCAAGTTTAAGTTTTGTTGAAATATGATGACCTCCGCCAAATTCACCAGCAGTTTTTGAATTAACATTACGAAAATGAGGATCTCTAAATTGAGAATTGTCAACATAAGGGTAAGTATAGCCGGTGTTGTTCATAATTTGCCACAAGAAAGCTCCTGTGTCAAAAACAGAATAATTATGTCCCAAGCCATTCATGTCAACAAATTTCATTGTTATTGGTTGCCATGTTGCATTACCGGGATAATTAAATTTATGGTTCAATAGTCTAAATTCTTTTGTATCAAAATCAACTTTTGGCTTGTTTAAGCTTTTAATATTTGGCAAATAAAACATCCCACCAAAAACAACAACAAATTTGCTTTTGGCTTTTGGCTGTACTCTACTATTCGTCCACCATGACATTTAGTTCTCGCTTATTCTGCTTCGTAGAAGCTACCGAGTCCGTTTCCTTCGATAGTTTCACATGTTGCCCAATCATACATAAATTCAAGATCAATTGTTGAAATGTCATCATTTTCATAATCAAGTTCTGAGAATGCAACTTTTTTAATGTATGGGTTTTTAAGTTCCCAAGTTTCAATAGCGTTTCCATCTGAATCAAGTTGGCGGATTTGCACGTATTGAAGAGCAGAATTGGTCTTGTTTTTTGATTGAGTTGTAAGAGTATTGGCATCTCCAGGAACGACATAACCACCAGAACGAATAATATTATTGATTCTAAATAGTGATCCGGGGTCAACTGGGTCAACAAGTGTCATGGAAATAGACTGCCATTCAACCTTTCCGGGAAAATGAAATGTATGTCCCATGTATACATGTTTACTATCAGCAACGGTAAAGTTCGGCTTCGCTACTTTCTTAGCCCACCATACAGCTGGTTCGTTGCCTTGGATTCCTCCAATAAATACTTGAAATCTAAAATTTCTTTTAGGGTCTCTCTCAGGTGTTGTAGTCCAAAATGACATTATTATTTTCTCCTATAATTCTTTAATAACTAGTTGGCTTAGGCAAATTCTGCCCCGGTGCGAGTGATTACAAAGTCAATAGCGATGTATTCAATAGCTCTCGCAGGCTTAAGAAAGATCTTGGCGTACATGATATTTCTATCAATAAGATCTGGTGTAGTTGTTGTTCCATCAAGAACCAAACGATAATCTGTTAGTCCAAACTTCGATTTAACATCTGATAGAATAGGCTCTGCTTGTGAACGGAATCTTGCCCATGTAGATTGAACATTTTGATCAAAGAGAAGATTTCTTGCCACATTTCCAATTTCTGCCTTAAGGAAGATCATAAGGCGACGAACGTTGATTCTATCTAGAGCTGACGGAGTTTGTTGAAGAGTCTTTTGTCCGAATATAACAACACCTTCATTTGGAAAGGTTGCAATTGGATTAATATTAACTTCATACAATTTATCCCGCTCAGAAGCATCTAGGCGTTGACGCGCTTGAAGAACGCGAGGGCCAGAGCGCCCACCAAGGTTTCCAAGTCCACCACGGTTGAAACCAGCTGGAGCAAACCAAAGTTCAGATGAAGCATCTGATTGAGCCATGGCACCGAGTCCTGCAACAGATGAAGGAACCCACACACGCTCTCCATTGTTCAAGTTATCTTGAATTTGAACAGC